CCCCTTTCGGGGACTCTCGCTATCATCATTCCTTCTATACTGTGGAGTATTCCGTGACAAACCGAAGTGAACTTGATGGAGCATTCTGGGATTTGTTTCATAGCACGCTGAAAGGCATGCTGTTGCTTAACAGGATCCTGGAGTCTGATGCCAAAGGCATCAGGTGCTCCGTGGAACTTGCAAAAGCAGAAACAACCCGCGATGCAACATCTTTGTTCGCCTCGGAATTTCCTTATCTCTTCTCTATGAAAATAGAGTTGACTGAGGAAGTCTCGGAAGAGTACGGTCGTCGCTCTACCGACTGGGCCTTAGAACCCATGCGTTACGGCGAAACCGATCTCAACGACACAGAAGTGGATATATTTAACGAATTTCGGCGCCTAAACAGCACCAAGATTCTGTGAAGATATATCTTTGTAGTTGGAACTTGATAAAACACCGTAGGCCTATTCAGCCTTTAGGTGAGCGAAGAGACTCAAATCTCTACTCTATGGGGTTGCACCTCATGTTGCGGTTTAAGTTATATTGGAGGTCTAATGTCAGCCTATGGAACTTTTCCACACTCGGAACCTTACTGGAATACAGAGCAGGGCTCGTCGGGAGCTGGTGCGGCAAATCCGGGTAACATCCCGAAGGCGCCAACCAGCTTCTCAGCGTTGTCCGACTCTCGTTCTGGTAAGAGTAATCCGAATTGGAAGAGACAGATTGCTTCTGGAGCGAATGCTACGACACCTTTTACAGGTGTCCTGCAAACTCTCGAGTCGCAACCTGGTATCTATGAGAACTTCTACATTGTAGCGTTCCCTATAGGTAATCCAAACAACTGGCGTCAGACGAGGAAAACATGGAGTCATGGGATTCAGCTTAATATGCCGACCCTACCCTCTATCTCCGATGTAGCCGAAGCAACAAGCAAAGCTCAGACAAAGTTTTACAAGGACCTCGATAGAGTCACTACCCTTTTTCAGGGCGGCGTCTTTCTCGGGGAACTCAAGGAAACTTTGACGATGATTCGCAACCCTGCTCGATCTCTCCGACGTGGAATCGATGGCTACCTCGATGCTGCAAAGAAGCGGCGTCGCGGTGGTTCAACGACTGCGAAGGAGAATGTTCTTGCAGGACTGTGGCTCGAGCATGCGTTCGGATGGGCCCCTCTACTTAACGATTTGAATTCCGCGCGAACCTTTCTCGACCGTAAACAGGACCAACTCGCGCAGGCTTTACAGCCGGTGACTGGTTCTGGTACAGTTGACAAGGCCGCAACGATAAACACTTCGAATGTAGTTGGGTCATCCACGGCTACCTCTGAACTTCAGAGAATAGACGTGACATTCGTTCGCTACAAGGGCGCAGTTAAATCAAGGTGTTCATCTCAGCGGACTATCGACTACGATGCTATGGGGCTTTCGTCCCGTAGTTTCGTACCGACAATCTGGGAGTTGGTACCTTGGTCTTTTGCGATAGACTACTTCACCAATATTGGTGACGTATTGACGGCCTGGGCGAATCAAACCGTGGGATTGTCCTGGGGCTGCGAGACCGTTCGTCGGAAGAGATATCTCTTCTCTCGTAACACTCGTTTCGTCCCTAGCTTTTCCTTCCCGGTTTGGACAAACAGGTCGACGTCTTCTGGGTGGAGTGGAGCTAGTCATAAGCGTGTCGACAGAGCACCTATTACGTACGTCCCGGTTCCATCGATTCAATTCGAGTTACCGGGATTTGGTAAAAAGTGGTTGAATTTAGCCGCTTTGGCAGCTAGTCGTCGCGCCTTGACTCCTTTTTAAAGTGTAGTCCTTTACATTTGAGGTCATATCCATGACAATCGCTGTGAGTTCACCCATCACGGGTGGCCCGCAGACTAACCTGACAAGCCCGACCTATACGGTCGTAAGCATGGCAGGTCCGGATGCAAACGTTAAACAGTATGCGGTTACCGCTTTAGGCGGGACGCAAGCTGGTGTTGACGTCCATTCGGTCTCAAGGCCCTTCACTCTTAGCTTTTGGTGGCCGAAGATTCTTCGAGTCCTCCCATCGCTAAACAGTGTTGGACAGCTCCCCTCAGTTCCCATGAATGTTTATAAGTGGATAACCCGCAAGGGGGTAACACCTCTTGCAGGGCAGCCGTCGAAGACGATGCTGATTACCACCACGATGGAGGTACCAGCAGGTGCAGACACGGCTGACGCGCCAAACATTCGTGCGGCTCTCTCAGCTCACTTTGGCACCATTTGGCAGCAATCTGCTGGCACTGGTGATACTGACGTTAGTGGAGTTGCCTAAGGATATTAGTAGGAAGCAATTCCTTCTGACATTCTATAGGATCTACAAGCGTCCGTTCAAAGTAACTATATCGTTCGATATAGTAGCTGATGAACCTTTCTTAAGGTACTGATGAAGGGAGAATTGCTGATGAGTAGTCACTCTCATGCTCTTTTTCTTGATCTTTTGCAGGACCTTTCTGCCCATCTTCCGACCTCTGTTCTTGATTCTCTCCAGAATCAAGAGCAAGTTGACTGGTGGCCGGATATCTCGCCTAAAGAGTTCGCGGCTTTGGCATTAGCTAAGAGTTTCTACAAGAAATTTGTAGACACTACCGAACCTTCTGCCAACTCTGCTGCTCTGGATAAGTTCCTTTCAGTCAATGAGACTGTTGGGACCTGGCGTTTGGAGATGTTAGACTCCTGGGATGAAGTATTGATGGGAGAGCTGAAGAGCTCTGTCTATCACTTCTGGAACCCAGGTGGCGATCCTCTTGTTAGCTCGCTAGACGGCTTGTTCAGCCGGATGGCGTGTGGACCTGGGGTGGCTGTTGGGGCAGCTGGCAACGACTTCTACTCGAAGTTATTTGCCGGTCCTCTGACAACGACATCTAAGGGCTTGTACCGGGCATACCGGAGCTACATACGTAACTTTCCAGAATGGTCTAATGCGGAGATAATCCGCAAGGAACACCATGGAGAAGGAGTTGTAGTTGAAGGTAACCGCTTACAATTTGTGCCTAAGACTCGTGACATATCACGGACTATCTGTATCGAGCCCAGTCTCAATATGAGCCTGCAGCTTGGTATGGAGAGTTATCTTACTGATCGTCTTCGCTCTTTCTTTGGTATTCAGTTCACTCAAAGTGATCTGGATGAACGGCGTGATTTCTGGCATCAGCCAGTTGTTATTCCGTCAAAGATTAAGCTGGATAGTCAGCCTGATATAAACCGTGGTCTCGCTGAGTTAGGTTCCCGGTTTGGGCTCTATTCAACAATAGATCTCGAATCGGCTTCCGACTCACTTTCCTTGGGAATGCTTAAAGAGGTCCTTCCAGCTGATTTTTTCAGTTGGTTGGAACTCCTACGTAGCCCAAGCGTACTGCTCCCTGATGGGAGGCGTGTCGCTTTGAACATGGTCTCTACAATGGGTAACGGTTTTACGTTTCCATTGCAAACTATGCTCTTTGCGTGTGTCGTTACTGCCGCAGCTCGTGCTCGAGGTTTTCACCTCGAGAGGCCACGAGCGGCTAGCGAGGGAACCTACAGTGTATTTGGCGATGATATCATAATACCTACAGGTATCCACTATATTAAGTACCAGAAGTGGGACGCAGGCCTTAAAACCTACGTTCCTATCTCTGAGTGCATTAATTATGGTGATACCTTGGTACGTGATGTTCTTCGCCTTTTACGCATGTTGGGTTTCCGAGTAAATAGCAGTAAGTCCTTCTTTGAAGGGCCGTTTCGCGAGTCCTGCGGCGCTGACTACTTTCGTGGTCAGCGTGTCCGGGGTGTTTATTTAAAGACCCTTAAGACTACGCAGTCTCGTTTCGTCGCTGTTAATCTCCTTAATCGTTGGAGTTCCGTAACTGGAATCCGTCTAACTCGAACAGTTAGGCGCCTACTCAGGTCGGTTCCGTTTTATGCGGTTCCTCCTTGGGAAAGCGATGATGCAGGAGTTAAGGTCCCTTATTCGTTGGTCAAGTATAGACGTCTTGATAAGCATACAAATTCTATTTTATATAGAAAGTATGTTGTTAAGCCGACCTATGTCTTGATTGACGAAGGCAGGATCTTTGGACGGAAGTCTTTGACCTACAATCCTAGTGGGTTAATGATCTCCTTCTTGCAGGGTACGATTAGGTCCTGTAAAATTGGAGTGAGAAGTCACTCTAATATTTACAGACTCTGTTACGGCATAGCCCCGGAGTGGGATTATGTCGTGGCGGATGTGGCTGATGCCACTGGGACGCGGTGGAAGACCGCGGTCATCTCAAACCATTCGGAATGAGATGATGGGCTTATGAGCCCCGGG